GGAAGTTGGAAGTTGAGAGAGAGGAAGAGTTGTGGCTGGGGCCAAGGTCAGTGAGTTTTACGAATCCAGATTTCGTTTTCGACGAATGTATCCGTTGAAGAATCCGGAGGGCTCGCGCTCGGCGGGTTTCTTTGGGGGCGATCCGGGCTTACGCATAGGATGCGAAACAGAATAATGCCGATCCCGACACGTATTCAGATCGACGATCGTTGGTGGTACAGGGGATTTCTGGATGGGTTGGCACTTGGGTTCGTTCTAGGTGCCGCGGCGGCGGCCTATGTGTTGAACAAGATTTAACGGCGGATGTTCTTGAGGAGACGAGCACGGCGCAGCGTCTTCTGGGTGTGGCGCTTGGGGTGAGCCAGGACATCGTCGACATACTGCTCCGGGGTCTTGTGGTGACGAAGAGCCTCGCGGGTGAAGGAACCGCGCTTCATCTTGCCCATAACTCCCTGGATCCACTTCTTGGAGCGACGGGTACGACGACCGCCCATCTGAACCTTGGCGGCGTTCACTGCACCCGAGTACTGGGCGCCTTCAGGGACATACTCTCCATTGACAGTCTGCGTAAAGTTTCCAGGCATTTACTCGTATAGCGGGTAAAAAATGTATGGTCGGGGAAATCGAGTGGGCGGCTCGGGAGACGATCCGTCAATTGAACGAGACGTTGTCGTTCAATGTTGAGTATATCGACGAGCATCTCTACAACGTCCACCTTACAGATACTGTAGGCCCTGGATCGTTTATCGTGGAGATCCGGTACAGCCCGACGTCTTATACGTGTGAACTTCTTGCAGCGCACGAAATTGATACTCAACGGTTGATTTGGTTCATGGAGACTTTTGTCAAGTTGTTGAATGACTAAAAACGGATTCTGGCGACCGAGAGATCCGGTATCCCATCGTAAACATGGCACTCAACTACGCAGCACTCGGATTCAACGAAGAGCAGAACATCATGTTGCAGGATGGATCCAAGGCAATCAGTCACGCAGGCTTGTGGGAGTGGCTCAAGAACGTCCAGGAGCCAGCGGAGGGGTACTCCAAGATGATGTGCCGCGAGATCGACATCATCGGACACTTCATGGTCTTCCCGCACCACGAGGAGTCGTTCAACGAGACAATGCGCACCCTGCACCTCGAGGCGCGAGTGGGTATCGATGAGTTCTGCACCCTGCACGCGGGCAGGATGGAGATCGAGACTCCACCTGCACCCAAAAAGGTGGTACCCCCACGCAGTCCGGAGATGGATGCAAGGGTCATTGACGAGTACAGGAACCGCCCGCCATTCAAGTCTACACCCAAATGGTCCAAGGAATACATTACAGCATACCCGGCCGTGCTCCGTCTTCTGGAGCAGAATCTACATGGATGACCGAGTGGTGAAGGTGGCAGTCTCAAGATCTGCTGACGCAAGTCTCATGGGTTCGAATCCCATTCCATGTATCAAACCCTTTCTGGCATCTTATCTGCAACAATCTTCTCTAACTTGACAATCGGCTTGGGGGGAGAGCACGCGTGAATCTCCGGAAGACGACACTTGACACAAAACTCAACTCCACACTTGCAAGAGTACGTAAGATGCGTCTTCTTGAGGCAGTGGGGGCACTTCATTTTTGATTTCTCCATTGAAGTAGAAACAAGTCTTCGTTTTTCATTAATGGAGGAGTATGTCGAATACGACAAGGCCGGCTTCTTGCAAGCTGGGTACAGTGTCGAAGGTCTGAAATTAATGACCCAAGAACTATGTACTGTAAACAGACCGGGACAACTCCCCGCCGGTCTTCACGCTGGGTATGTTGACGAGTATCTAGAGATCCAAGATTGGCCAGACGGTCGAATCATCGGATTGCTGTTTGGCAGAGGGCCGGTAGGTGTGATTTTGTACGATTATATAGATCCAACTACGGTTGTACGGAGGTTCATTTGCGGACAGAAACGTGGTCAAAGACTGAATGAAGAATTCGAAAAGAGCATACTGCAGCGCACACGTGAGCCAGTTACCGTGTTTCTCGTTGCACTACCGGATACTATTGCGATCCATGCAAGGTATGGATATACCGTAGACGAGACTCGTGACACGCCTGAACAAGTTCGCTATTTGAACATATTACACGAAAGTGGTCTAACTCTTATGAAGAAGACGGTTTCTCCTCCTGCGGGTGGTCGTAGACTTCGCAGAACGGCGCGTCTTTTTCGCTCGACGTCCACCAGACGGCGCAGGCGGCATAGAAAAAGTCTTTACTGAAGGACCAACGAAGGCTCCAGTCTCATCACGCGCGCCCGTACGCGAAAGAGTAACTCCATAATAAGGGTTCCCATCGAATGCCCCGGTTACAACGGCCTTATCCCACGCAGTGTAATTAGCAGTTGTCATGCATCCGATCGATCCGGCGCCAATGCGAAGTTTATAGCCATCTACCGCTTGGTCGATGCGATAATAGTACGTCATTGGCGTTCCGCCGGGTGCCCGATCAAGAGTCATCACATCCTTACATGTCTCGGCATCGGGTAGGTCTTCGCGAGAAAGCTCGTAATATACAAAGTCTTCAAACTTGAGAGCATGTTCCTGTAGTTGCTGTTTGATAAATGTTTGCAGCTTCTCCAAATCACCCTCTTCAAGATCAGGGTCAATTGCATCACTGATATAACCTAACAATGCGTCGTAGCTTTCCGGTGTAGGATTCTTATAGAATGCCGTGACTAGTGCGAGATATTCACCTTTCTTTTTAAGTTCTTCGACGAGTCTCCTACGAAGACCACCCCGCATTGTTTACACGCAGGAAATTAGGAGGGTAACGAGGGTTTGTAGTGCGTCACGTTCAATGACCTTGCGGAACTGGCTGCGGTACAGGGGCCGGTCGGATCGGCGCTTCCCCTTGCACAAGTAGACGATATGGTCACATCCACCGTCTCGAGCATTCGTAAAGGTAACTGCGGCATCGGATATGGCATTCTCCAGGGCAAGAATGATCGTCTTGACTCCCGGGTACCGGAGACGCATGGTGCGGAAATCCGTACATGCCCGGTCATACATGCACGAGTCCAGATAGGCCTTACACTCGATAACACACACGAGTCGATCGTTCACGTACACGTGGCGATCCACTTGCTGTTCCTTTGTAACGCCATTCACGGTGATTGACTGCAAGTCGTCATCGCCTATACGCGGATTCAACGGAATCTCGGCTTCACGCAACTGACGACACACGAGATCTACAACTTCTTCAGTCGATACACCGCGTTCACGCCGCAACGCACCTCCCTGATCTTGGTTTTCAAGTTGATCCATGGCCGTTGCAAGATGGTTGGTAATTTGACCGTAAAGGTCGTTGAATTGGTTCGATGTGAGCATAAAGTATCCGTTGATAGTGTTCAAACTTTTCGTTTCCCATCAATACAATGCGTTATACTGCATCCGTTGATTACGACGTTCGATTCTCGCAGAAGGATTTTGTGCGTGACTTGCAGATTTATCTTGCTGATCCGGATGGATGGGAAGGCAAGGGGTATCACTTTGAACTTGTGAAGGAACGTCCGGATATTATCATCCGTCTCTCATCTCCGGCGACCATTCGGGCGCGATGCGGAGATGGAAATTTGAGTTGTGCAGAGTTGGGGGGCACACATGTGTTTCTGAACTCGCAACGATGGATGCACGGATCCAAAGAGAGCAAGTTGCCGTTGGAGGAGTACCGTCAATACATGGTCTCGCACGAAATTGGACATATTCTGGGTCACGACCACGTAAAGTGCCCGGGTCCCGGAAAGCCTGCTCCGATCATGATGCAGCAAACCTTGGGAATTGGTCATTGCACGCCTAATACGCGGGTGTGACGACGCCGACGCGTCCGACCTCCCCGGGGGATATACCCTAGTTGCATAATCGCCCGATCCATATTGTCAATTTGTCTTTCTAAATCCGTGACACGCTTCAGAAGACCTATAACAACCACTTGTGTCGCAGTCATCGTCAAAGGTTGAACAGGAGGGGCATCGGGAGGACTTACACCTAGGTCCGCTAACTCGTTCCTGTGTCCTTCTATCCAACCTTGAATCGGTTGCTGAAATGGGAAGCGGGGATTAAATCCTTCTTGAGCAGCAGGATTGTCCGCCATTTAGTATAGATTCTAGATTTAGTTGGTGGAAGGAAGCAACTTTAGTTACTGTAGGCCAGGCCACCCATGCCAGACATGACACGGAAGATGTTGTAGTTGACGGCGTAGAGGCGGAACAGGTACGGGTAGGCCGGGGTCGGGTACGTGCCCACACCGCCATTGACCTTGCTATCAAACACCAGGGTCGTGGTATCGATGCGCGAGAAGTTGCACGTGCCGGACGGCTGGTGCTCCTCGGGCTTCAGGGCAAACGAGTAGACGTTGATCGGGTTCGACTGCGGGAGGTCATCATCCTGCAGCGTGAACGTCGCCGAGAAGGACGACACCGTTTGCGGGCTGTTCACAATGTATGTGCCCACGCCGCCCGAGCCCGTACCAAACGCCGTGACGTACGTGCCATTAGTAACACCCGTGCCGGTGATGAGCATACCGATACGGATCGTGCCAGACAAGGACGAGCCGCTGGGAACCGTGAGGACGTTGGATGTGATCGTGCACAGTGTGGCAGTTGCAGTGGAGATAGACGCCGTAATCACATCCTCGCGGCTCGGGAAGAAGCCACCGCCCGAGTGGTGCTGGTAGGGCTGGACCTTCCAGAAGTAGTCGCCATAACGCTCATCGAAACGGTCCTGGCCGTTGATCTGGATACGGCAACGTCCGGCAATGTCGTCATAGCTGAACGGCTGCGTGTATCCATCGGCGATCGAGGTGGTCGAGCCGCAATCGCACTTGCGGGCATCCTGGAACACCCACACCAGCTCCTTCACCGGGTGGTTCAGCGTCAGGTCCAGGCGGCAGTTAGGCGTGGTCAGGGACTGCTGGGCATTGAACTGGAGCTGGTCAATCAGGTACTCGTGCGTCTGCTGGGCAAAGCGGCGGCGCTCCTCCGTGTCGAGGTAGATGTAGTCAATGTACAGGGCAGCCTCGCGGGGCGCCGGGAGGAGTGCAGCCTGGGAGGGGATCGTGCCCGCAGTTCCCGGGGTACCATAGACCAGGTCCGTAGCCTTGCGGAAGTAAAAGTTGAAGTGAACCTCGTGGTACTGGAGGGCAATGAGCGGCAGAGCCAGACCCGGGTTGCGGTTGAACCAGAACGAGAGGGGGATATAGAGAACCGACGGACGACCATTGCACGAGGTGAGCGTCGACGTGGATCCACCCTGGTTGCCGCCAAGCATGGAGTCCAGCTTGACACTCTGATCGTAAGGAGCCGAGAGGGACTCCCAGAGAAAAAGCCACTCGCCGTAGTGGCGGTCCATGATCTGACCGCCAATCTCAATCTCCACGCGATCAATCATGAGGTAGCCGAGACGGCGCGCGGCACCCAGAGTCCACGAGATGGACGGAGAGGTCGTGTCAGGCAGCGTGAGTTCAAGGTAAGTCCGGTACATTAGGTCAGCGTTGCGCTTAACGACCACGACGGAACGCTGGCCCCAGGTCGGGGCGCCCGTGAAGTTCACACGCATCGACTCCATGGCAAAGTTCGTGTGACGCTTGTACATCACCTTCCAGAAGGTAATGTGAGGATTTCCAGTAATGTATGCATCCTGTGCGCCATAGGCAACGAGCTGAAGAAGACCACCGCCCATAGTGTTTATTCTTTGCTAGGATATATTCTTCCTCAACTAACTCGTCTTGGCCGCCTTTCCATTCTGCTTCCACATGCTGTCGCAAACCGCACACTGGTACATCCACACTACATTTGTTGCATCGAGCTTCATGCCAACAATGTCCGACACTTGTCCGGGAGCGCGGGTCGCACAAGAGCGGTTCGGACACACCATGGTTGTGAAGCGAGGGAGCGTTGAATCGTACTTCAAATACGGATTGATCGAGTACTGCACAGACGTGTCTCGATGAATCTCGTGGTCGTATACGATCGGATTCTCATTGGTCACCGGCTCCTCATAGTCACAATCCGGCTTGCGGCACGTGCGGAAGGCCCCATCCTCCTTCTCAACAATCTCGTAGAGCATATTGTCACACTTTTTGCAAAAGAGAAGAGAGCTCATTGTGTCTTCTTTGTCTTTGTTTTCAAGGCTTCCGTTTTTCGGACGTGACGAGCCGAGTAAACGTCTGCGCGCTTCTCCTTTGCAGTCTTTTTGGTTTCGCGGCGTGTCTTGGGAGGATCCATTTGCCCTCTACATGTAAAAAGTTGTTGTTTCCGTTTTTTAGGCCCACGTCAGAACGCCATTGACGATGGTTGCCTTCTTCTTGGCGGGCACTTGCTGCGCCTCCAGCGCCTCCCATTGCTTGTATGTGAGAACATACACCCACAGGTGATCACCATTCGGGTGAAACGTTGCCCGGTAATCCCTAAAACTCTGCCCGCCCCTGAATTTCATTTCGGCACGGACGATCGTGACAACCGGCGTGCCAGTTGCCTTTGCCATAGTTTCGCAGCCCACGAGCCGCTGTTTCTCTCGCTCGTCGATGATTCCGACCGGCGGAAATGTCATTTGTGGTGGCACTTCCCCTTCCCAAGCGAGTGTATAAAACTCGCCGAATTCTGCATCTGCGATGTTCTCGTTGTAGACTTCTTGTCCATCAAGTCCATCATATTGACAGTCCGTGAATAGACCGTGTTTCCATCCCGGAAAGGCAGAGCGGGCGTTCTCGCGCGCACATTCGCGGCTGCAGTAATACTCGCCGTAATACAAGCGGGCTGTGTCAGACTTGCTGTTCTTTGTGCAGAAAGTGCAGGGGGAAGAGGTCATCTTGTGTTGAAAGAGAGAGAGAGTGTATTGAAAGTGATGGTTGAGGGGCCCAACTCCCGTTTCGTTACGAATCCAGATTTCGTTTTTAAGGGGCCCGGAGCACATCGTAGATCCCAGCCTGCTTCAAGAACAACCCAAGTGCAGCGATCGCACTAGACCAACTCGTGTAGTAGCACCAGATACTGGCTCCAGAGTCTGTAGTTTGTCCATAGTAGAACCCAATCGCCGGAAGAGTGGTGAGAGCTGCAAGAAAGAGAAGACTGCGGTTCCAGAGATAGAGAAGGGGCAAAAAGATGACAAATGCCCAATAGTAATACCCCATACTTATCCGGGTGAGGGGGGTGTGGCTCCAGTCTGAAGTACGTGCCCAATTCAGGTGGCCTTCCTTTGTCACGGTAGTGCACAGCTTGTCGGGGTTGTGGAAATGCATCGCATACACAGTTGCAGCCGAAAGAACTACCCATCCAATAGCGTACGGCTTGAGCGTGCTTGCAGGGTAGACAAAGAATGCGCCGAGCATAGCAGTCACACCTTGAAGAAACACTGCAAGTGGGATTAAGGTTGCAGTTATCAGTTTGTTAGTCTCTGTGCATCCTTCGCGTGGATTCTCTGACCATAACAGAAACTCATCAAACTGCATCGCACACCACCCAAACAATGCCACACCCAGCCATTGGAAGTGGGGAATCCCGGACATCAACAAGTACACAATCGCGGCGCCCGACACGAGGGATGTCTTGAGGCTCGACTCCCGGCTATAACACATTGTACCTATGCAAGGTATTGTCTCAAAGGATAGTAATGCCCAGGATGCTCGTAAATAGGCCAAGAGAATCAGCGCTTGCAAATAAGAATATCTATCTCACATTTTTATCTATTTTCGGAGACGTTCCAGCTGAAGCATACGCTAAATTTATTCACGATATAACGGTTGCAATTCAAGCATTTAACGCAGAAAGGCATGCGCAGTATGTTCAGGGGAAACGTGGTATCTATACGTATACCCCTCAACCCTTCCAATCCAACGCCGATTACAGGGGAGAGCAGTTTAAGTTTGAGGTGGTGTATCCGTTAGGGTTTACTGAAAATCAGGAAGATGCCGGGATTGACTTTTCTGCTGTTGATATAGACATCCGGTTAGATAGTCAAGGTGTAGATAGATTGCAGTTTATGTTTGAGGGCGAATGGAAAATTGCGTGCAAAGATGATCAACGAAAAAGTATCTATCTTTCACTCAACCAATTTCTGGGGAACATGAACAGGGTATCTGGCATGGGTCGGAAGCGGCGGCATCGGACGACCCGCAGGACACGGGGGCGTCGGGCAACATTAAAATCCAGATTTGTGCGTTAAAAACGGACACCTCCGCCAAAAGGAGTCGAGGCAATAACACAGGGATGGCCCAATCCACTTTCTTTCAGTTTCTCGACAAGCCGGAACGGAAGGCGGAAAAGGGCAGTGGTGACGATACGCACAATTTCATGGGTCCTCCCTACGGATCCTACCGCGTCGACAGTACAGATATGCCGGAGTTCTACAAGCTCTACTGCGATCATATCCACAAGAATGGCCCCCTGACCATGACGGAAAAGGGGACCAAGATTGGGGCTATGCGCGTAGACCTCGATTTCATCTACAATGGAGTCCAGGAGACGCACAAGCACACACAGGAGCAGGTGGTTGCCTTCATGAAGGATTACATGTCCGAAGCCAAGCGCTATCTCAAGATCGAGGGAGTGACCGAGGTATTTGTTCTTGAAAAGGACCAGCCTACGTTCGAGAAGATCAAGAACCGCTCCAAGTCCGGAATCCACATTGTCATTCCGTCCCTCAAGACCAACCGATACATTGAGGAGACGATCCGCAGGGCACTGGTGCAGAATATGGAGTCGTACTTTCCCAAGCTGGGCCTTGCCGATGATTGGAAGAAGGTCTATGATCCGTCGCCGCTGACACACACGAGCAACTGGACCTTGCTTGGATCGAAGAAGAAGGACCCGAATGCCCAGTGTTACGAGGTCCGGTACATTCTGAATTATGACCCCGCAGATGGTGAGGTTGAGGTGGAGACGGTGGATCGGTACGATATTATGCGCATGGTAACGCCAGAGATGGTGCGCAAGTTCTCGATTCGCGCCGACCCGTCCGAGGAGACGCCACTGACCGAGGAGGGCAAGTCGTTGAGCCGCGAGGACGACGAAACCCGGATTTCAGGAGGCAAGGCGATGGTTCCGACGCGTGGGCGGCCATTGACCCGTGGAGATCCGGGATCGCGTGGCTCGTCTCCTATGCGCATGCTGCAACCTCTATCCGAGATGCTCAAGAAGTATTACTATGCGCACGCAATGAATCTGAACCATATGCGATGGGAGGACTACGACAAGTGGATTGCTGTGGGTCATTGTTTGAAGAACATCCACCCCGATCTGGAGAGCACGTGGCTCGAGTTCAGCAGTCAGTTCAAGAACTACAATGAGCGCGAATCCATTTCAAAGTGGAATTCCTTCGGGTTCCGCAATGACGGTGCGCGTGCAGGTGTTGATACGTTGCGCAAGTGGTCGCGCGAAGATAACCCGGGCAGGTATGAGGACATTGAGAAGACCAATATTGTCAAGTTGGTCGAGGAGTCGGCCAAGACCGGCACGGAACACGACGTGGCCTTGGTCGTGTACTCGATGTTCCGCGACGATTTTGTATGTGCGCGCTTCAGTGCATCGGCATGGTACCGGTTCCTGGGCCATACATGGAAGGAGACGGACAAGGGTGTGTCTCTGTACGTCCGCCTCTCGGATGCGGTTTGGAGAAAGTACCGCGAACAAGAAATTGAGTATGGAAAGAGTTCTTTGGATATGCCCGACTGTGGGCACGGCGGCAAGAAGGAGTTTGATGCAAATTGCGCCAAGTGCAATGCGGAAAAGATGAAGGCTACCTTCCTGACCATCTGTCTCAAGCTCAAGACCACCAAGTTCAAGGAGAATGTGATGAAGGAGTGTCGTGAGCTCTTCTTGAATGAGGAGTTTGCGGAGAAACTCGATGAGAACAAGAATTTGATGGCCTTTCGCAACGGCGTCTTTGATGTGGCGACCATGACGTTCCGTGATGGAAAGCCCGAGGACTGCGTATCCTTCTGCACGAATCTCGATTATGATCCGGACAGGCCTTACTATTCGTACGACTGCTGGGACGAACTGAACCAGTTCCTCCACGACGTGCTCCCGGACCACGAGGTGCGCACATACTTTCTATCCTACCTGTCCACGGTCTTGAGTGGATTCAATGAAGCGCAAAAGTTCCATATCCTGACGGGATCCGGGTCGAATGGCAAGTCCATGTTGATGAACTTGATGTCAACGGCTCTGGGCGATTACTGCTGCAAGGCCCCGATCTCGTTGCTGACCCAGGCGCGTAACAAGTCGTCGGCCGCGGCACCCGAGTTGGTCCGTATGAAGGGACGTCGCTTCGTCACCATGCAGGAGCCGGATGAGCAGGTGTCGATCAATACGGGACTCATGAAGGAGTTGGCGTCGTCGGAGAAGATTACGTGCCGTGATCTGTACCAGGGCTCGAAGCAGATGATTGATTTCGATCTCCAGGCGCGCTTCAACTTTGCATGCAATGAGAAGCCAAAGATCACGACGCAGGATGGAGGTACGTGGCGCCGTCTGGTGGTGATTGATTTCCCGACCAAGTTCGTGCACGATCCCAAGTTGCCTCACGAGAAGCGCATTGACGAGTCGTTCGTGCAAAAGGTGGTGTCCCCGGAGTGGGCGACAGTGTTCATGACATACCTGATCCATCTCTTCAAGGAGGGGCATGGGTTCCGCAAGCTGACGCCCCCGGAGAAGGTTATGGTGTACACGTCCGAGTACAAGGACGACAATGACCTGATCGCCAAGTTCATGACGGATCGGATCCAGATTGTGGAGGAGACAGATGAGACGATGGTTGTGAACAAGAATGACGTCAGTATTGCATTCCAGGAGTGGAAGCGCAATAATGAGGCTGGACGGATTGCTGCAGGGGAAATGTTCAAGCGACTCGAGGCGCGATTCGGAAAGTTGCCCAAGGGTGGGTGGACTGGGTTCAGGATTGTTTAATACTCGGGACGACCACCGCGGGCCGCACCGATCTTGGAGAGGACGTACGTGCGCAGGAGTCCCATCGTAAAGATAACAATGGCAAAGGACACAATGAGATTGACCAAAGACTCAATGACTTCGCCAACCATCAGCTTGGCACTGCCCACCTGCACAGTGAGCGTCGACACACCCTTGCCCGCCGACGCGGCCGGGGCGAGGATCGGGGTGATGAGACCAGTTGTCACCGCCTTGAAAAACGCCGCCACCACACTGCCCAGGTAGAATGCAGCCGTCAGAATGATGAGATCCTTGTTATCGAGCATTTGATGTTACCATAGAATCTTTTTACATCCAGTAACAATGGATACACTCTTCTGGGGTCCACCCGGATGGCAATTGTTTCATTTGATCTCCTTTGGCCCCCATCCTGAACCAGTATTGTCCATGCTCAAGGACATCGTACCGTGCAAGTTTTGCCGGGCATCGACTGCAGAGTTCATGGCGAACCACCCGCTAAAAGGAGACCCTGCTCATTGGTTGTACGAATTGCATAATAAAGTGAACAACAAGCTGCGGACTCAATGCCACGATGATCCGAAAGTCCCAGACCCCGGCCCCGATCCGTCCTTTGAAGAAATCAAGCACCGGTACGAAACGATGCGTGCCCACCGGCCGCATGTGGTTCCGGGACGTGACTTTTTGTTTGCCATATCTCGGAATTACCCGGATGACGTGACGGATGAATGGAAACATACGCAAATCAAGTTCTTTTCAGCCTTGGCAAAAGTGTATCCATACGAACCATTCGAAGACTACCTGATTGCCCATCCCCTGCAGCTAGGGTCGCGGGAAGCGTACATGCGGTGGGTGTACGGCTTGCTGAAGATGTTGTCCCGCAAGTTCCGGGCTTCCTTACCGTCATTTAAGGGATATGCGCATCATGTAGCGTATTATAAGAGCGGATGTTCCAAACGGACCTATCACGGGCGTACCTGCCGAAATGGCACGAAAGCTCGAGACATGAAAAAGACGAGGCGAATCGCTCACCAGAGGCTGATTACTTTTTAGGCTTGTATATGCTCGCGATGGCGAGCCTTGCAGTTTACTTTATGTTTGTGGCGTTTCAGTGGTGACGGCGAGTGCGGCGGCGGGTGCGGCGACGACGACCGCCATCGAAGAGGGCCGAAGCCTTCTTGTCCTCCTCCTCCGCCTCATCCTCCTTCTTGTCCTCCTCCTCCTTCTCATCCTCGTCGGCACCGCCCTTGTGACCCTTGTGGTACGTCGCCTTGGCCGCCTTGATCACCTGCTTCAGGCCCTCACCCTTCTTGTAGGTGCCCTTGGCCTTCATCGTCTTCATTGTCTTCTTAACGTGCATGAGCCACTTGTTTGCCATTTATTGATACGCGTAGAATACTTTTCATGCCGAGCTTTTTACACACTCTTTTAGCTCGCGAAGAATCTGAACGCGCCACACTTCTTGCAGAATTGGAGCGATTGCGAGCCCTGGTTGCACACTTCAAGGAACAGCTTCAAATCCTGAACCAGTTCCAAATAGATTCCACTGACAGCCGTACGTGTACACGGACAGAGGCGCATCCGGGTACACGCGCGTCGGACCCACCAACGTAATGTGGTCGCGATTGTACGCACGGAGCTCTTCGGGATCACGAGGATGAACAGCCTGGGAGTATTCGAGACGACGCAAGGCACTCGATCCCCACGACAAGGAGACGAGTTTCTCAAGATTGGATCCACGCACTTCAGGTCCCGCAACAATCACGAGCTTGTTCGCCAATTGGCCAAGAAGCATTTGATCAACGGACTCTTGTGTTTCCAGAATCTGACGATGCAAGGTGGTCTTAAGGTGGTACGCCACGCGATTCAAGGTCACAGTTGAATCGGTGTGTGGCACAATTGACAGGATCAAGGGATACTCGCTGGGAAACGCCTCATTGACCAGAGTGACACACACGGACTCGAAACTATCGCCATCATATTCATCATCGATGCGTTTCATGACCAAAGGTTCGCCAGACGGGTCCGGGGCAATATGCACTTCAAGTAACCGAACACCTCTTGCCAGGGCCGCAGAAATCGGTTTGAAGACCACACCGGGGCAACGGTAGTCGCATAACCGTCCGGAATGTGTTGGTTCGTCTCCACCCATCTTTGATCGAATCTCGTCCGACAGGATGTACGCGGCCAACCCTAATGCAAGGATAGCGGGAAGAGTATCCATTATGTCAATTGCGTGACAATATTCGTCCATAAACACCACGGTGTTGTGACATGCAGAAGGATTCCCCTCGAGATCCACGAATCAATGAGGACTTTCGTAGCCTCGTAATCGTCAAATACAAGTGTGGCACCGGGCCTTGCAAGAGGAATTGATCGGTAAAACTGTGCCGAGACAGCTGGACGTAGATGGTCAGCATCAATATGGATCATATCAAACGTCTTGGCAGGAAGGGATTCGAGTACCGAAATCGCATCGCCGAGAATAAAGGTAACGCGGTTTTCAAAGTGCAGATTCAGGTACTCTACTGCGGATGGAGAAAATTGAGGGTCATTGTCAATGCATGTGATCTGAAGATCCGGATTTGAGCATAACAAAATCAGCAGCGAATGGCCAAGGTAGACCCCAACTTCGAGAACATGACGCGCACGTTCGCCGGCACGAAACAGTGCTTCCTGTTTCCGCAGGGTTTCGAGTTGGTATGTATACTCCTGCCCGTTCATCATGTAACTTCCACATCCGGGATGAAATGAAGGTCCAAGTGCTACAAAGTGGTGGAAGTTGTCGAGAAGCACACGTGCCGCCCTGGATTCCGGATGCCATTCAACCGCCTTTTCAAGCACCTCGCGCCCGTACATTTACTTTCTAGGGATCTTGAACAAGGTATCCCTAAACGCATTGACCACTTCGTCGGGGACACGTTTATCCATCGACACTTCATTCAAACAGCAAAGATGAAAGTACAGACAGTACATACCGCATTCCGACTCCTTGCGTTGATGCCGAGTCGTATTGTACGTCATGTGCATCTGATGCGGGTGAATGTGCATGGCATCAGCCTGTTCTTTCCAGCGGTTCATGAGGACACGGATTTGCGGTTCTGGATGCATGGCATAGGAGTCAAAGTACGTCACACGCGGATACTCGAGCTCGGGACGCATGTCGCAGTATACTGCAACCCAGTGTTCCCCCGGACCGTCGTGGACATCTGTATTGATCACAATCCCGATGCGATGGTACCCTTTGGCATACAGTTTATCGAGCTTCAGGGAACACAGTGTTGATACTAAACATTTGGACGTGTCGGATTTCAAATCAAAGTCGATGGGCACGCACCCGATAAAGTAGTAATCTTCAAACAGCTTCTCGTACTTGTTTTCCACAGCGTCAATGTCGTCCGATGACAACCATTCGTGACGATTCTCTGCCCAATCTTTTGGCGCCTTGGCCTTGGAGAGCATTGACGTAATCACGCATGCAGGTGCTCCAGACTTGCATTGAGAATGAAATCGGCTCCGAAGGTCTCCCCACACGGCTTCCGTCGATCCACGTGGAACAGGTGGTTCAGAGGGATGTTCTTTATTGTAGACCGTACGGAGACGTTCGACTTCGGCTTTATCCACCGACATTGTTTGTTACCGAGGTTAAAAACGGAACTACGGATTCGTAGGGAATGCAAACTCAATGGAGACCCTTACGACCCCTCTTTCTCGCCTTGTTGATGTCACCCGTCGTCTCGCCGAGACAAATGCAGTTGCCGCTCAACTTCGCAAGGAGCGCGATGGTCTCGAGACAGATCTCACAGCCGTGTACCGTTCCAATCCGGATCTTCCAAACAAGATCGAGCTTCGCACTTCACAGATGGTTCTCACCGTTAAACGTCCTACCCAGTGGAAGCGGGGTTGGACACTCTCCAAGAAGGAGTTGGCGCGTTTGCTACTAGAGATTGTGCCTGATCAGGGCAAGTTTATTATGCAAGAGATTGAGAGACTTCATGAGCCTACTTTAGTGTCTGACGAGTTTGCGTTCGAGCTTCGGTGAGCTCCATTGCTTCGACAATTGTTTGGAATTCCTTGAGCTGTATACGCAATTCACGAATATTTTGTTCGGGTAGAAACCCGTGCTGGATTCTCAAGATGGCCGCAGAAATCACCTGTTGCACACGAACTGCTTGATAAACCAGCGTCGCTAAATGTTTCACCATTAAGCGAGCAGTATGAGTAGTACACAGAAATTAATCTGTAAGTTACCAGCTCGTCTCCTTCTCGAGGCGACGGTCCTGCAACGCGAGGTGCTTGAGAAAGACTTGGAGATCTTCGGGGACGCCGAGACCCCACATCTTTTTGCATGGCTCGATCGTAATCT